CTTCGTGCCTGGCCGCACGTTCTCGATCGACTCGGCCTTGCCGGTCACGGGATTGACGGCGCTGCGCTCCGCCATCGCCGCGGCCATGCTGCTGATTTGCGCCTGCGTCGCCTGCTCGAATTGCCAGGTCTCCGCGATCGCCGCCCGAATCGCCGCCGCCATGCTCGCGTTGCGCTGCAACTTGGCCGCGCGGTCCAGGGCGCGGCCCGTGTCCCATACCAGCTCGGGCGTGCCACGCTTCACCGTCGAGGGCGTGTCGGCGCCCTTGATGTGCAGCACGTCGGCTGCGTCCACCTCCTCCCACGATCCCTGATCGTCGCCTTGCACGCCGCCCTTGGCCGATGGATCCGGCCAGAACACGGCGTAGGTTTCCGGCGTCTCCACGTCCTCGAACGGCTCCATGCGATGCTGGATGCCGAGGAACCAGCCGTCCTGCACCGTGCGCCCGTTGCCGTCGCGGACCTGGGCGGCGTCGATGACGCGCACCAGACAGGTGCCGTCGTCCTGCTTGTGGAATCTCAAGAAGCACTCGCCGTCGATGAATCGCGTGCGGTAAACCTCCCGCTCGCGCGTCCCGGCCACGGCCAGGTTGCTGCGCGGGTCGATGGTCCCGTTCCAGTGGTTCAGTTTGAGGAAGTCGTCAATGACGCCCTGAACGTCCTTCTGCAGAGCCTTGCCCTGGTCCGTGAGATCCTCGACTCCCACGGGCTTTCCGTCCGGCCCGATGACCGCGGCCTTGTAGCTGAATCCCTTGCCGATGACGTTGTTGACGAGATTGCGGATAAGGCCGATGGCGAATGAGTTGGAAGCAGCGCGGACGCGGCTTTCCTGGCGCAGCGCGTCGAGGTCGATCTGCGTGCGCCACATCGGCCAGTCGGCGCCGTGGGCGCGATCGTGCGGCACGTTGGGCGGCGTCCGCGTCCAGAACTCGCCGGCGTCGTTGGTCAATGGGCGCAGGCGATCCCACAGGTCCGACCCGCCGAAGCTGTAGTCGTCCCAGAGGGCCAGCGATTCGAGGAGCTGCTTCTCGCCGGCCAGCTTGAGACGCGCGCGGATCGTACGCCGCTGGTCGCGGATTTCTTTGAGGTCCGGCGTCTTGGGAATGCGGCCGTTGGTTGCGGGAGGTATCGGTCACGCCCTCAGTCGTTCGGGTTTCCTCGGCCGCCGCCGGCCGCTCACCAGTTCCAGGCCCACGCGCCGGGCCATTTCCGCGGCGTCCGGCCCGTCGTTATGATCGCCCGTCGGGAAGTCGCGCATCTGCTGCACCATCAATTGCGTGCCCGGCGACCTTGCCTTGAACCGGCCCTTGCGCTGCGCCAGCGGCTCCGTGAGCCGACGTATTCGGACCTGCTTGTTCACCGTGTTGTCCAGGAACTCCAGGGGCAGCGTGATTCCTTGCCGCAACGCTTCGGCCGTGAAGATCGGGCCAAGCAGCTCCTGGAACGTGTTCCCTTCCACCACGAACACGTCCGGCTTGAACGCGACGACGTGGGCCACGGCTCGTTCGGCCAGGGCCTGGATGTCGAGCCGGCACAGGTCGCCCTCGAACCACTCGACGCCGCGGCCGTCCGCTCCCCAGCGACAGAAGGCCTGGTAGTCGTCGCCCTTGTCCTGGCCGCCCTTGCTGGGGTCCAGGGACAGCACGCGGGCGATGATCGTTTCCGGCCAGGCGTCGAACCAAAACGCGGCGTGGGTGAAATACTCGTCAGGTCAAGGCCATTCACAGTTTTCAGGATTAACAGGATTGCTTTGCTTTTCGGATTCAAAAGCTGCGTGGCCAATAGTCGCACGCAGTGTCATTAAGCTATACAAATCCTCCCTTTCGGGCCATAAAACTGAGGCTGGAATGGCATACCTCCTTTCTCAAACATGCCTCCAGATTTTTCGCTGGAGGATTTCCTTTATCGTGGCCTGGATGACGCCGTACTCCCTGGCAAGCCCTCGCTGACTGATTCCGCCGGCCGCATGACGCAGCCGAATCTCCTTGACCTGCGTCGCGTCCAGCTTGGCGCTTGAATTCGCCTCTCCGATCAAACCTCGCTTCAACGCCCTACCCTTTGTCATGCAGTCTCGCACATTGTCGAGCGATGTTCCGGCAAACAAGTGGGCAGGCTTGATGCAGGAAGGGTTGTCGCATTCGTGAAGCACCATCAGCCCGTTTGGAATCGGCCCCACGAACAGCTCGTATGAAACCCCATGGGTATAGGCTTGCCTTCCTCTTGCCTTTGTCCTTATTTCTCCATAGCCCGCTGTTACGGCCCCATGCACCCATTCGACGCATCCGCTGCTTCTCTTAGCTGTGCCAAGCACCAGCTTGTCGGCCAAGGCTTCGCGTTCCTGTTCTGTGAGCTGAAAAACGGTAAACTGCTTGCGCATGACTGGCTCTCCTAAAGCCGGTTGTGAAGGGGTGCGGCGGTGTTCTCAGCACCATCGCACCCCGCTATTCTACCGATTTTCATTCCTCCATAGCAGCTCGGTTTTTATCATAGAACGCCCGCGCCGCGGCCGCCGGGTCCGGCGCATCCCAGTCGTGCAGCAGCCCCTCCCACTCGCGCCACAGGTCCATGCGCTGCGGCCAGGTCGTGATCGACTGAAAAGCCCGCGACTTCCACCCGGCCGTGGTTTGCAGTCGGCAGACGATGCATTCCCGATGCAGCGCCGTCCCGCACACGAACGTCTTGGTCCGGCCTGGCTCTCCCACGGCCATCACCTCGCGCGTCAGCCAATCCCAGTCGCGCTGCCGCTGCACCGGTGACACGATGGTGTCATTGTTCTGGGGATCGTCCACGATGACCAAAGTGGGTCGCTGGTTCCTGTTTTTTCGCCCGCGAATCTTGGCGCCTGTCCCGAGGCTCTCAATCATGACGCCGTTGCGCAGGCGGATCGAGTCTTCGCGCCACACCGGCCCGCGTCCGCACGCCGACGGGTAGGCCTGTGCGAGCGACTCGTTGCCCTCCAATTCCAGCTTGATGCTTTCCAGATATTTCTTGGCTTGATCGCCGGTGTCCGACAGAAGCAGGATGTACGGCTCACGTTCCTCGACGGCCTCGTGCAACGGATGCGCGAACGAGATCCACGTGGACTTGGCGGCCCCGCGCGGCGCGACGACGTTGAGACATTCGCCGCCGGCGTCGCGCAGGCGCTCCAGTTCGGGCACGAGCCAGCGGTGGAATCTAGACGTGGGCAGGGGGAAGTAAGCCGGCGTGTGCCGCGCAGCCCATTCAGCGAGCGGGGTCCGGGGCGTGGGCAGGATCGCCGCCGCTCGCACTTGCGCCGGGGGAAACGATTGCGCCAAGTGCCCGGCGAATTGCTGCACCAAGCTCGGCGGGAAGAGCAGCAAGCAAAATCTCCAGGGGCGTCGGATCTTTCAGCAGGCCGTAATGTCTGGCCAATTTGTCGATGGCAGTGGGCTTGCTGTGCAGCTTGATCCGTGGCCCGCCCCTCGTCATGCTCACGGATTCGACGCAGACCGCGTCATCCTCGGAAAGCGTTGTGCTGTCGAACAACTCAACTTTATTCTTACCCCACTTAGCGACTCTGGTAAGGTTGCTTAACGCCAACCGCCGCAACTCCAGCATCACTCGGTCGGCTTCCGATTCGGTGCGTTGGACGCGAGCGGCCGTCGCCTCCTGAATCTTCGCCGCGATCTCAGGTTTTCTCAGGTTCTCGTGGCCGATGCGATCTGCCGTGCGCTCGCTATAGCCGGCCCTGCGTGCAGCCCCGGCCGCGTTCAAGTCGATCAGGTATTCGCGGACGAATGCCGCCTGCTTGTCGGTCAGTTCGCCGCGCCGTCGGGCCACGCATCGCCTACCTCTGCTTTAGGACACGCCTTCCCCAGCGCGCATTATCCCCCCTGAACGTGGCCAGGTCAGCATCGACGGCGCGGACGCATTGGCACTGCGTAGGACGCCTGACGGCGCGGCCGGCGCGGGTGGTCAGCCGCGTCGCTGCCGCAAGTCCTCCATCAGCTCGGCCGCCACGCGAGCTGCGTCGATCGGCTTTTGCCAGGTCAGCCGCTGCCCGCGTTTGACGGGCTGGTCCTCAGCCAGGAGGACGCCCAGAGCGACCCAGCCGGCGTGATAGGTCAGCCACTCCTGCACGCGCCGCCAGCCCTCGGCCCCGCTGTCCAGGAGGGCCGCGTCGAAGCGCTTACGGCCCAGGTGCAGGCCGGCAAGGAAGCCGTCGCCGGCCTGCGTCACGTCGTAACCTGCGTGAACGAGGGCGGGAGCAAGCATGGGGTCCGCGGTTAGCAGCAGCACGGACGACGGACGCAGACCCACGCCGCGGGCCGACGCGGCGGCGTCCAGGGCATCCGTGACGCAGTCGTGAGCCTGCGCGAAAGCGATTAGGTCGGGGAGACGAATGTAGGTCTGGGGCAGGTCGGGGCCGTCGCCACGCGCGCCCGGCAAATGGTGCGAGGCGATCAGGCGTTTGCGAATCCAGGTGCGAAATGTGGAGCGAGCCACGCCCAGGAGGTGCGCGGCCGCCGTGATGCAGAGACGATCCGGATCTCGGACGGGTTCGGCTAGTGCTATCAATTCCTCACCTTTGAGGGGCGTGCAACGCACCATTGAGGGACGGCGTGTGCATTATCCCACCACGGCGCGCCGATAGCAAATGTTTAGCCAAACACTTTATCCAGCACTTCCTTGGCCGCCTGCACGCGGCGGAAGTCGGCGGGGTCGCCGCCGCGGTCGGGGTGGGTCTTTTTCGCGGCCGCGCGGTAGGCGTCGGCGGCTACCTCCCGACTGCGAACGATTCTCCCCGGCTCCAATCCGCTCAAACTAGCCAGCACTATAGCCGCCTCCGCAACCGTCGCGGGAAGGCTGTCGTTGGTCTTGTCCGGCAACGGCGTCCACCCTCGATACTGTTCGCCGCGTTTCGTCACTCCATACCGATCCACGGCCCGCAGGTGTTGCAGTGACAACGCGATGGCACGGAGATTGTCAGTCCAGTCGTCGAAGCGGTCGCACGGATACGACAGCGGCCCGAACTTGCTGCGGAAGGACAGGATAACGCCGGGATGCAGCGGTCGGGCGTCGGCGCGCGGCTTGCCATCCTGCCGAATGTCCCGCTCGACTAGCGCGACCTGCAACACCACGTCGCGGGCCGCCAGGTAACGCAGTTCGGCGTCGAGTAGCTTGAGGGTGTCGTTGTAGCCGGCGCGGAACGGCGCCCGCTTGCGCTGGGTCGTGAGCGGGCCGGGCCACTGGCCGATGGGACGGTGAATAAAGTCCACGGGCTTACCTCGTTGGAACAGCGGCGGCGGCTTTTTCTCGCATAATCTTGAGAGCCATCAAATACCCGCACAGTCTGGTATGGAACACGGCGTCGGTTGTGCTTGGCCAGCGTGCCGCCTTGCCGCAACCGCAGGCGCAGCGTGAGAGCTTCACCCGAGCTGCGCTACGAACTTGCTTCGCGGCCTCTTGCATGGCATTGTCTTCGGCGACTTCTGGGGTCCATATCTTCACTTCGCTCCCTCCTTTGCCTTGCGGCGTCGCTTGGGCATGCGCTGCGCTGGCGCCGGCCGGTTATCCCGCACTTCCGCGCATAGCTCTCGCAGCACGCTGGCCGCGCCTTCGCTTGTGCCGGGAATGCCGGGCCGGTCGCTCCATACCCAATCGGCGACTTGGCCGGCGTTGGTCAGTCCGCAGCGGACGCACGCTGCCAGGATTGACCCCGGGATAGCCATGTCGGCGACCGGCGTATCGCGCCACGGGCCCGGCTGGCCGACGCCCTCGGGAAACAGCACGCGGCGGGCCTGCGCCTTCGGCTCTTCAGGCGGGTCCGGTAAGAGCTTGCCGGCCGGCGTAGGGTCGGCAGCAGCAACCTCATCCTTGCCGCGATCCGGGCACGTCTGCTTGCCCTTGCCCAGGTAGTTGCGGCACTTCTCGCCGGCCGGGGCGCGGCACTTCTCGCCGGCCGGGGCGCGGCACTTGGCGCAAGGCAATTGCAGCGGATCGGCCAAGTCCAGGCCGCACGGCCCACCTGGGCCAAACATCGTTCCTTCCCCGGTTTCTGGGGGATGGGCCGGCGCATGCCCATTCGTCGCTGGCGACGGCTCCGGAATTTCCGCAGGCGACGGCTTGGGCTGCATTCCATCGAACAGCGGGTACAGCTTGAAGTGGGCCACCTCCTGCACGTACTTTTCGTCCTGGGCGCGGCGTAGCGCCAGGATCGCCAGCCGGTAGGCTTTGCCGGCGTTCTCTTCGGCCTGCGCCGCCTCGCCGCGTGCAGCCAGGGCGACCGACAGCCGGTACATCCAGGCGTTGGGAATGACGCGATTCTCGGCCTCGCTCTCGACGAGTGCCAGGGCCTCGTCAGCCGCTAGTAGCGCCTTGCGAGCAGACCTGAGCTTGTCCTTGCGCTCCGTCTTGGCGTTGCGGGCGTCCACGATGCTCTGGCGCAGTTGCCGCACCTTTTTGCGAAAGGCGTTGGCGGATTCCAGGTCCCACATGGCCTGTTGGTCCATGGGCTTGGTTGCGTTCACAGAGTTGCTCCTTTCTTGAGCCTGTGGTGCCAACAATAATGGGCGTCAGCGTCCACGCCCACGAAAGCGTGGACCGCGCACAACGGCAGGGAGCAGCGCCCCAGCCTGTCTTCGTCCTTTTCCAGCGAGAGCATCGGATCGGCCGGCCCGTCGCACAGGAAGGCGGCCGGCTCCCTGCACCGGACGCAGGTGCGGACGCGCCGGTCCCGATGGTCACCGCGTGAGCAGGCTATAATGGTTGATCCGTCGGACAACTTTACAGTCTTACACATGAGGCAATCCGCCTTTCTTAACGATCCTGCCTATGCCTCTAGCGCTGCCGTTTTTCTCCCCTGCCGTGCCATTGCCCGCTCGGCTGCCTCCCCTTGGCCAGCACGATCAAATCCGAATGCCCGGCGCCCGGCTCGGCCAGCAGCAGGTCCAGGCACTCGTCTTCCGTCCGCGCGCAGCAGACGGGGCGCCAGGACTTGCCTTGCGGACGGAGCCAGCCGGTGAAGGCGTCGGCGGGCGGGTCGGGATTAGGCATGCTCACTCCATTAGCAGAGGAATGTCGATGACATGATCCTTGGCTTGCTCGAAGGACTCCCAAGTGTTTTCCCAACGAATGTCGCCTTCTTCGCGCGAGCCAGGCAGTGCGCGTATGCGGTCTTCCAGACGGTCCAGAGCCAAGTAAAGGCGATTCTTCCAGTCGTTAAACGCTTGTCGATGCCTTACTCCAGCAGCGCAGTTTGCGAGATGCCAAAAGGCGTCCAGTGCATCATCCGGCTCTTGCTGCTTGGGGATGGCAGATTCCAGGTAAGACAGAAGGTCCGGGCACGGATAAAACCATTCGCCGTGGCTACGCGCGTGAGCGAACCGCCGATGAAGCGCTTGCTCGTCACTGCGGTCGCCGGGCACGGCGCCAAGTAGCGTGAGACGTACAGGACTGCCGACTTGTAAGTCAGCCATCCGTGCGGCGGGGTCGCCTTGCGTGAATCCAATCTTGACGAGTCCCGTTACTTCGGCACGCACAAAGTAAACCACTGCCGAACCCTCCCGTTGTTTAGCTGTTTAGTTTCCGCGAACGCCTAACGATTCCGAAACAGCTAAACAGCTAAACAGCTACTTGTCGAAAGGCGTCTCATTCGCCCTAAGTTGCCACCATTTCTTGCCTTGCTCCGTATATTCCTCCACTTCCAGCTTGCGGACGGCCGCGTACAGCGTGGCGCTGCTAAACCCCGCCGCTTCGGCGTCCCCGCGCGTGTGGCTGACGCGCCGTGGTCCGGCCGAAAGGAAGTCGGTTAGCCAGTCGCAAACCTCTTGGAGTCGAGACGAGCGGGCCTTACGCCGGCCGGCGTCGGCGATGGACGGGCCGGCGTCGGCGTCCTCTGGCGGCGACGTATCATAGTCGTTGCCGTGGTCGGCCATCGTGACGCCAAGGGGCGGCGGGTACAGGCTGTTGGATTTTCGCACCGACAGGCGCCGGCGATTCTCCTGTGACGGGTCCGGTTTCTCCAGCATGATGACCACGCGGCCTTGCCCCTCGATCCGGCGGCCAAGGGGACGGCCGGAAGCGTTCAGGTGAGTGACGCATATCAGCGGAATGGACAGCCGCGCGGCCAGTTGCTGGAGAGGGACGAAAAACGCCTTGGCGTCCTCCGGTTTGTGGGCGCTGCGATCCGTGGCGTTCAAGGCTGTGTCGATAAACACAAGAGCGGGGTTCGCTTTCTTAATCCGTTTTTCAAAGGAGATCAAGTCTGATATCCCGTCCAGCAACGTGCCGATGAACGGGTTGCTTTTGGGCGCATTGAGGTAGAGGCTTTCAGGCGGAAAGCCGAAAGCACCGGGTAAACTACCTAGTTCGGGATGCTGATTATCGGCCGGCACCCAGAGCGTTGTTGAGCCGGCCGGTAGCGTGGCCGCTTTTCCATCCGGCCATGGCATGCCGTTGTAAATGCGCCGGGCCAGGTCGGCGCAGAACCGCGTCTTTCCGCAGCCGGGATCAGCGGCCATGATCGTCAGCACCCCGACAGGTATCCAGCCTTCCCACACCCAGCGCACGACAGAGTTACAGCGAATCAAGTCGGCCGCCGTGGCAACCGATTCGTCGGTCGTCTCGTCAATCGGTTCGGTCTGAGCCGCATGGCCGTTGCGCAAGTCGTCGTCCCTGGCGTCGCCGTGCTGCGACACGACGCCCAGCTCGTCGACCGTGCTGACGTGGCCGTTCGCATTGACGCCCACGATTCGACGCGCCCGCCGGTCTGGAAAGCTATTCGCCATCGGGTTCGTCCTCGAAGGCGACGGCCAGCGCCGTGGCGCATGTCTCCTCGGCGACTGCCCGGGCCACGTCGCGAGCCGTCGTCAGGGCCACGCCTTTGGCCAGCCGCGCCACGTCGGCCGCGCCGAACGGCGCGGCGTCGCCGTAGTACGGCCGGACCACCTCGCGCGGCCGCGACCCATACTTGGCCGCGACCTCCGCGCAGAAGGCGCGGCAGAAGTCGTGGAACACGGCCTGGGCGTTGTGCGGCTCGTCTTTGAGCCGGGCCTGGGCGGTGTGGACGGAATCGGCGGTCACAGGCATGCCATCGCCTCCTCGGGCACGCGCCCCTTGCGAGCCAGGGCCGCGACGCAGGCTCGCGCCCGCTCGATGTGCCGGCGCTCCGGCGCCAGCTGCATCGCCCTGGCGAGGGCGCCGGGCCTGGGGTCGTATCCCAGCGCCAGGGCGAGGCAGACCGTGGCCGTGGTGATCGGCCTGCTGTGGGGCGGCAGGGGCAGCCGCTGCACGCAAAGCAGCCGGCCGCAACAGGGGACGTGGCAAGCAATGGTCAGCACGAGACGGCCTCCGGGGGATCGATTTTTGGCGCGAACGCGGCGTGCATGTTGGCGAGCCAGGCCTCCGTCCACTCCAGCGCGAGGCGGGAGAATTGTGAGGTTTCCGGCGTGTCGCCATCGTTGATAGCTAAAAAGAACGCTTCGGCGGGCCGGCTGCTATTCGGTTTCAGGCCGGGGATTTTTCCGTAGCCGACGCCACGCACATTAGCCAGCGTCCCGACAAGGCAGGCGCAGGGGCCGTCATAGGTCGTCCCGTCGATCCGGCCTTCGGCGATGGCGGCGCGAAGGCCGACGACAGCACGGCCCATAGGTCGTCTCGGATCGGGGTCAGGTCCGCGTCCCTCAGGTCCGCGTCCGTCAGGTCCGTTTTCGTGGCCAGCGCTTTTAGCATGGCCTCTTTCACGTCGGCGACTTCGCCGGACCAGAGGACGGCGCCACTCCAGCGATTCTTGATTTCCACGAGCATGGGGTTCTCCTTTCAGTTGCGGCTGAGGCTCCCGGCGTACAGCCGGGAGTAGTGATCGAGGCGGGCTGTCTGGATGAACGCCGTGCGGCACGACGGCGACGCGAAAATGCGATACGGCACGAGGTACAGGATGGTCGGCGTGTGGATCGGCAGGAAACCCGGCGCCGTGAAGCGATAGCCGCCGAACAGGGGCCGGTATGCCTGCCGAGGGAACCAGCGGTACAGGATGTGGCGCAGCAGGTGCAGCATCAGCTACTCCTTAATTCCTCGATGGCCTTGCGGTTGGCGGCCTTGTGGGCAGCGTTCTCCGCGTCGATCTCGTCCAAGGCCGACGCCCATATTTCCACCCGTTCACGTCGGACGCATTCCGCGTACACGCCGTCCTTCCACTGCCGGTTGAAACTGTCGCGCGAGCGCCACGCCAAACGGATGGCGATGGCCGCCGCCACGCGCAGCTCGGCGTCGGTCATATTGCGGATCGTGGTACGCTGGTAATCGGTCAACACAACCGGCCTCATTTCTTGTCCGGCAACTCCTTGCACTTCGTCATCAATTCGGCGTGCTGCGTCAGGGTCAGCTCCTGGATGCGCGTGCCATCCGGCAAGTTGGCGTAGTCGCGCAAGGCCGGCCATATCTCGCCGACGCGGGCAAGCTCGCGTTCGAGCGCGCCGATGGCCAGCGGGCCGACCTTGGAACTGCCGGGTGGCGCGGGCTTGTTCGGCTCGGCGGGCTGAGACGAGGCTTGTTCGGCCGGAGGCGATTGGCGCGCGGGCTGTCCAGCGGCCTTGGCTTTGACCTCTCGCACCCTGGCCCGTGCAAATTCGTCGCCCGCCTTGACCGCCTCTGCCGACCACTGGGCTAGGTCGTTCGGCCAGCCTTTTTCGCGGCCGAACGCCGCTACGGCCGCCTCGAATTCACCTTCGGCCAGCAACCGTTTCGCGGCCATGCTCGCATCCGTTCTGAGGACCGTGTCGTGGAACACGGCGCCAGTGAGGACCGGCGGCGGCGCGGAGCCGTTATTGACGGGGCGCTGCTGTTTGGGCGGGGCGGGCGCCTCGACGTACTCCGCCTCAATGTCGTCGAGGTCTTGCGTGAAAAGCTCACTGGCGTTCGTGGCGATCAGCACGGCCGCGACCAGCGACCGTTTGCAGCCCATTTTTTGCAGAGTATTGATTAGGTCCGCCGATTCCTCCGGATTGATCTTCACCGATTGCTCCAAGATGGCTGGATCGTCGGCGCTGAAGTTGGCGCCGCACCCGCCCGCCTTGCCGTGGCAATACCAGCCCGGCTTGGCGCCGGGATCGTCGCGCGGCGCGTACATGCTTCGTTTGATCGCATCCTTGCCGCACTCGGGGCAGGTGCGGCTAATGCGAATATGTTTTTTTTCGCGGCTGTTGGAGCTGCCGATTCCAGTCCCCACCACTTCGCCCGTGATGACGGCCTTGCCGTCGATAATCTCCTGCCGCGCCTGTCTCAGAAGGACGCAACGGTAAGAGAACAGGAAGAGGCCTCGGTCGAAGTCGATAAGGCTTTCGTCCCTCTGGAAGTCCGGAGTCAGCCCAAACAGCGTACAGAGCTTCTCCGCGCCTGGTTTGAGCAGGGTGTTTCTTTTTGCGGTGGGGGTTTCACCGTCTTTAGCAGGCTTGCTCTCCGTGCCGGGGATGACGCCGTAGTCATGCCCCGGCTTTAGGACGCGGCGGGCGAATTCGCAGACGGCGTTGTATCGCTCCACCATTTGTTCGATGGTCACGGCCGGCATCAAGGCTCCGGTGGAAGCTACGATTTCGCCGTTGGTTCGGACGACGACGGCGGTACGTTCAGCGGTCGCGGTCATGCTGGTACTCCAGTGGGTGGACGGGTTACAGCGCACAGGGCGCGGAAAGCGGCGGCGAACACAAGGTGCTTGCAACCGCTCTTGAGTTTGCGGCGATATTTCCTATCGCCGCAAGTGCATATCCAGCGGGCGGGGCCAAGCCGGGCGAGCAGGTGAACGGCCTCGGTGTCGATACGGACCAAACGGCAGGCCCATGTCGGCGTCAGAGCGGCGAGGCTCGGATACTCGCGGATCGCGGCGAGAAGGTCCGGCCAGTCGCAACTATCCGGCGTGAGCAGCTGTAGCTCATACTGGTGCAGCTCGGCCTGGGCGTCGGCGATGTACGTCGTTACGCGCCCCGCGTCGTCCACGGCGAATTCCGCTGGCATGGCTAAGCCGCCTTCCTGCATTCGACCGGCGCCGGGGCGGCGATCGCCTCCATCACCAGCGTCATTCTCTCCAGCCAGGCGGCGGCGATTCGCCGGTCCAGCTCGGCCGCCTGGGGATCGTGGGCCACGTACCAGACGTCGAGGTACGCCTCGGCAAGCTTCGGGTGGGCCTGCGCCAGCAAGCACGCAGGCTTCAAATCCGGCCGGGGCGTTCCATTCCCCGGCCGGTCGCTCGTCTCTGACGCAGCCATTCGCCTCTCTCCGTAGAGGGTGTCAGACCGTGGCCAGCAGCTGCTCGGCCGCCGTCGCTGGGTCCGTCTCGCGGACCGCCAGCGCATAGATACGATCCATGCTCACCCTCGCGTTCCGGCCCCGCTCAGCTTGCGCCTGCAGGTCGATCACCACCAACTCGCCCGGCCCGTGCTGCCGCATGAGCCGGACGCCGTGCGCCAGCGTCATGGCGATGACCTCACGCGGGTCGTTCGTCGGGTTGCCGGGATCGTTCACGACGAGGGCGCCGCAACGGGCCTCGTCGCTCCCTGGGTCGATCCCACCCATCCAATACTGCAGCTCGTACATCAGCGTCTCCTGTCAGCGTTTTGGGGCGAATTGCTCATTTAGGTCCCGTGCCTTTTCATCTGCCATTCCAGCATCGATTGAGCGCACGCTTGCGCTTCTTGCGACTTAGGCGAGTTCAAAGGCAGAACTTTTGACCTGGGCAATCCTTTGACTGCGTCCCTCACGCACGCTTGAGCGCCTTGTATGTCGCCGGCGCGGATGCACCGCCACGCCATCACCAGGAGCGCCGCCGACGGGTCATGGGCCAGGAGGATGAACAGCGGCTCATCCGGCTCCGCTCGCGCGTAGCAATCGTAGGCTCCGGGGTTGTTTTTTGTCCCCATTTGCTTCCTCCAATCGTGCACCAGCGTTTCGGGCGAAGTCCGCCGCGGGTGAGTTGCACACCCTGTGCTGGTTTCGGGCGGGCGTACCAGCGCCCCCGCACCCTGTCACTGGACCGGCGGCGGTGAATCACGACGCGGCCTGCCGCTGGATCACGGTCCAGATGTCTTCCAGCACGCGCGCCCTCGGCGCCCGGACGCCGCACTCGGTCGCGTAAATGACGCTGGTACTCACGCCGACGGCGTCGGCTACCTGCTGGGCCGTCAGACCCACGGCCTTGCGCGCGGCCTTGGTCCGTCGCCCCAGGTCGCGCAGCCCCTCGCTGTGACCGGCTTGACAGTCGGTGCAGAGTGTCCGCGGTCGGCCGCGGCGGTCCTTACGCTGGATCGGCGGGATATTGCCCCCGCAAACTCGGCAGGTTTTGACGGTGGGTTCCGCGGAAGTCGCGGGCGAAGGGTTGGTTTCGGAGGGGGATTGGTCGATAATCACTACTGTCTCCTGTCTCCTGTCAGAACGTCTCCAGCCGCGGCCCGGGTTTTCAGCGCCCGGGCTGCGGCGTTTCCATTCACACCGTTCGGATCGGAGCGGATTCCACCCACGCCAATACGCTCGCCCAGCCCGCCATGTGTTGCTGCACGTCCTCCGGGCCGAAGTCGTAGCCGCAACCTTCGCAGCAGAATCGCGTCACGTCGGCCGGGGCCACAGTCACTTCTTTTTCGCCGCACTGAATGCAGGCCACGGTGAAGCCGTGGACGCGGATTTCCGGGGCGGTTGGCGTGTCGTCGGTCACGCGCGGCGGCAGGGGAAGGGTTTGCGGACTCATTGCGTCTCCTTTTGGGTCAGAATCCAGCGCTGGCCGTCGGCCCGGGCCGCGTCCTCGGTCGGATGCTTGCCCGTGCCGTACACGACCTGGCCGTCGGCGTCGCGGACCTGCACGGCGTAGCCATCGGTCCAATGGGAAGTTTCCAGCGTGTAGGGTCCCATCGACGGCCCTCAGATCGAGAAGTGCAGTACGGCCCACAGCAACCACAGGTCCCAGCCGGACGCGGCGACGAAGGCGAGCGGTAACTGCACTGCGGAGGCCAGGCGTCTTTTGCTACGAGTTTGGCCCTTCATTTCTGGACCTCCTCGCAAACCACATTGGCGCACCAGTTCCACCACTGCTGCCACACGGCGTCGGCCTGCTGCCACGCGGCGTCGGCCTGCTGCCGCGCGGCGTACGCCTGCTGCCACACGGCGTTGGCCTGCTGCCGCGCGGCGTTGGCCTGCTGCCGCGCGGCGTTGGCCTGCTGCCGCGCGGCGTCGGCCTGCTGCCGCGCGGCGTACGCCTGCTGCCACACGGCGTTGGCC